GAAGCGAGCTGCACGAGCTTTTTGAAGCTGTGCCGGTTCGTCACGTCGCAGTTTTTGCACCACGCGTGGAAATAGTCGTCAATCACGCGGTTGTAGTCGCGGTCGCCGGTCGTCGGTGAGTATTCGTGCGGCGTCAGGTAGAGTCCGAATTTGCGCGAGATTTCCCGCGCCTCGGGGAAGTTGTCCACCAAGTCCCGCGCCTCATACATCATGACCACCCGGTCCCGCTGATTCTGCGAACTTTCGGCCGGCTGCGTGTATTGCTTCGGCGTGTAAAGGCGATTGGTCCGCGCCGCGTTATACTCAAACAGCGACTTCGCGACGCGAGCCTCCAAACGCTTGAGCGCCCACGTCGGCGCGATGTTCTCAAGCGCACGATCTATCCAAGGTTTTTGCGCGACCAGTTTTGACGCGTCGAAAAAGTCGGTGCTCATGTCAGTTTCCGTTGAAGCTCACGAAGGTCGTATCGGTTGACGTTCCGGCTGCGTCGGTCAAGGCGTCTTGCAAGTTCCCGAGCATGTTGTTCAGCGCGTTTAGGTCCGCTCGGCTCACGCTCTTGCCGTTGAGCGAGTAACTTTGGTTCAGGAGCACGGCCTGAATCGCGTCAATCGTCTTGGTCTTGAGCGCCGTTAGGGTCGCGGTGTCCAGTCCGAGAAATGGGTTGTCGAGCATACCAAGGCTCGAAACGTCAAACCGGCCTTATTCCTTCGGCGCTGCGTAGCGAATCACGTTCGCAATCGTCGCCATGCAAAGCAGCATCGCCGAGGTGTCCAGCCCGTGATTCGGCGCGTTGCTTTTCACTTCGCGCCACTCCCAGACGCCGGTGCGAATCTCGACTTTCGACTCGCCCTTGAGGTGTTCGAGGTAGAGCGGATTTACGTCCTTCGGGAGCAGCCATTTCAAATCGTCGCCGCTCCAGTCGTAATAGAACACGTCTCCGCCCCGGTAGTCGCTCACTCGTGGCTCCGAGAACGGGAAGTTGATCAGCTTGTCGGTCGCCTCGTCCCGCATCGTCCACGTCTTTCGAGCGTATCCGCGCATCCCGCGCCAGCCGAAGTCCGCGCAATCGCGGTCCACGTCGGCGGGTCGGTAGCCGCGATCCTGGGCAACGCATGAATCCTGCACCTTGTAACGGTGCTGAATCTGGCGCAGTTGGTCCCGCGTCTCGACGCGCCCGAAATAAAGCTGCCGGTAGGTTGGCCCAGTCGCCGAGCTGAACGCGCCGATCTCGACCCACCAATGGTCTTGCTGTCGGTCGATTGCCATAAAGCGGATGACCTCGCCGTCGATTGCCTCGCCGTTGCTGAACTGTGCGACGCTGTAATCGCTCGCCTGCACGAATAGGTTGACCACCTTCTTCTCGACAATCCACGGCCTCGCCTCGCGCTTCGTTTTAAACTCGATCTTCATCTTGTCGTCACCTTGGCGCACGAAATGATTGTCCGCCTCGCAGAATTCTTCGACCAGAAGCCGCATCGGACGGCTCACCAGCGACTCGACACGAAAGCTCTGAATCTCAGCCGGCGCAGCCTCGTTGAGCGAAACGAACCGCCCGGCCCGCTTCCAGCCGGTGCGCGTCGTGTCGGTGTCCGGTGACTCGTGGCCGCAATGCGGGCAACGGAATCGGCAAGACTCGACCGCTCGCGCCACGTCCCACGTCTCGTCATCGCGCCTCGCCGCCGCGTCCCAGACCACGCCGCCGCGCAAGCCGGTCTCCTCGTGCTTGTCCAGCGCGAAGGCAAGCGGGTGCACCTTGTGGCACGCCGGACACTCGGTGCTCCACTCCTGCTGGGTGCCTTGGCGGAAGCTCGTGTCCTCGACGTTGCCGGTTTCGAGGTCCATAATCGGCGCTTGGCTCGTGTTGTAAATCTTCGAGCGCCCGACCTCCTCGAAGCGACTGACGCGGGCGACGGCGTGACCATACACCTCCTGCCATTTCGGCAACCATATCTCGTCATTTATTTTATATCTGATGGACTGCGACTGTTGGCTGGAAAGGTTGGCCGGGTTGAGCAGAAAAAAGAAGCCGCCGAAATAAATCTCAGTCGTCGTCCGGTGCGGTCCGACTCGCGGAAGCATCGCCGCCACCGGCTTGCACGATTCAAAGATCGGGTTCAGCCGAGACTTCGCGTGCCGGTCAATCATTTCGTCGGTCTGCATCGTCCACGAAATCGGACCGGCGTCGTTGCAAATCAGCCACGGCACCCAGATGTCAGCGACGAGCGTGCCGCCGATCTGCACGGCCTTGCGGAAGTGAACGCGGCGCACCAGCGGATTCTGGAGCGCGTCAAAGATCGGAATAAGCCACGGCGAAATTTTGACGTTGAACGGTCCCGGCGTCGCGTATGACTCCGGCAGGACGATGTGCTTCCGCGCCCATTCGTAGATCGGCGAGAGGTCGGGCTGCGGAAGGCGCAGCTTGGCGCATAGGATGTCGGAGGCGGTCACGCGATTTGCTTCTTTGGCCGTCCGCCCTTGGCTCCGTTTGCCCGACGTGCGGCCTGCAACGCGGCGGACTTAGACTTTCCGCCGTTGCGTCCTGTAGGAGCGCAGCGCGGCAGAACGTAGTCACGCACGCGGCGCAGTTGATAGAACGCGCAAGACAAAGCCTCGGGGCTGTCCGGTTCTTCGTATGCCGCGCAAACTTCCAAGATCGCTCGGCGTATCGTTTCAAGATCGCTGTTGGTCATACGCCACACATCCCCTCGCACTCATTGTGGAACTTTAGTTGCCCCTGAGTCGTGTCCTCGGAAAAATCTACGTCGGATAACGGAATCAGAGAGTCGTGCAAAAATAGTTTTCCCTTCATGCGGTTCGGCCCGTTCTCGGTTGTGCGAAGTCGCTGCATTTCGACCTCAAACGCGACCGCTCCCGCAAACTCCTCGGGTTGCTCCATCTTCATTTTGCGCCACTCGTGGTCCGAATGAAACGGGCAATAAGTGCAAGCCGAGCGAGGCGGCGTCGGAAAGCCTCGTGACTCCATCCAGCGCAAACAGTCATGCCGCGTCATTTCTTTTTCAATCAATGGGTATCGGTTCGCCGCCCATTTGAGTTGAGACGGTTTCATTCGCCCTACCTCGTCGAGCGAAATTCCAATCCACGAAACAACGCCAACGGTTTTTTGCCCTCGTTTGATGTTGGCTAGTTCCCGAGCCTTTCTGAAAAGCGGAATGAGCTTGTGGTTTTGCGTGCAAGCCCGACCAGTAATTCCTCTCGTTCCGTCTGCGTTAAGCGCAAAAGCAGGGATAAGGTTTTTGAAATACCGCCCGCCGTGCTTTTGATGGTATCGCGGTCTTAAAACCGCCTCGGTCAAACTCCCGGCGCTGACTCGGTAAAGCGGAAACGGGAGCAATGGCTCAAGCCAGTTGAGCCAATCGTAAACAACCTTCGGCTCGGCGTGCGTGTCCGAGAAGATCGCAGCGACCGGCATAGGCGTGACCTCGCCAGCCGCAGCCATGAGCGCGAGCGTCGAGCTTTGCACGCCGGCACCGAGCGAGAGGACATGGATTGGCTCGCTCACTTCTCAGTCCTCCAAACTACGGTTGCGCCGTCCTCTTGGTAACTTCCGAGCATTTCGCCCGCGTCCATCCGGCGAAGCACTTTGTCGGAAATCATGCTGTTGCAATGTCCGCCCGTGAAGTGGTGCTGCCCGCTGTAAGTGCTGGCAAAGGCTGTAACGTGCCCGACTAGCTCGCGCATTTGGGAGCTGATTGGGCATTTCTCAAACTTGCGATAGGTGATCAGTATTGGAGTGGTCATGTGTTGTGTCGTTGTTGACGCCATCACCAAAACCTAGCGCGTTAGGTTTGTAAAGAACTATTTTCACTCCCGCGACCGGTCCAGCGCCTCAGCCTCGAACGTCGCGATATTCGCGTTCACGACCTCGCGGATCTCCGACAAGATCGCGCCGCCCTCGACGTTCAGCTCCGCCGCGTTCATCCCGACGCCTCGCGGACCGAGTTCAATCGTCAGCTTGAGCCGCAGCAGCAGGTCGAGCTTTTGTCCGAGCGTGACCAGCATCGCCTCGACTACTTCCCGGTCAATCACGTCGCCGGCCTCGCGCTCGTTCTTAGACCGGGCGAGGCGGATCTGCTCGCGCATCAGCTCGGCTTTGAGGTCGGCCAAGTTCTTTGTCGCCGTGTCCTTGCCGATCAGGTGCTCGGCGCAGAACGCTTGCCACGCCGTCAGGTTCTCGCGCTTGCCGTCCTCGTGCTTCTTCGGCGCGTCTGGGAAGCGGTTGCGGACGTCGTAAATTCCCTGCCGAGACATCCCCAGCTCCTTCGCCAGTGCGCTCAGGTCTTTGACCCAACCGCCCGTCTGCTCGGATTGAAACTCGTTCAGCGCCTTCCGCTCCGAGGTCGTCAGCGTCTTGCCGGCCTTGAGCTTGACCGCGATGTTTTGGACGTTGCGGCGGGCGAGGATTTCGCTCGGTGACTGCGCGGCGTCGCTCATTCAGAAGATTGGAGCGCCGGGGTCGGTGTCGAGCCGCCCTCTCCAGTCTGGAAGACTGGCGTGTCCGTGGTGTCACCTCCGGCGCGTGATTGGATTCTCTGCTTGCCCTTATACATCCCCGCGCCGCGTCGGTCAATCTCGCTGAATGGCAAGATCGGAACGGTCAGGCGAGCGCGTGCGGTTGGGTCGAGGAAGTAGATGTAGCGGAGCTGGAAGCCAATGAGAGGTTCCCAACCAGCGTCTGAAAATTGCCTCATAGATGCGCCACCGGTTTCTTTTGCTCCGCTTGCCTCTGAGAATTTTTCCCTAATTCTTCCACCGCCATTCTTTCCTTTCATGGTCATGGACGACCTCGATACCACGGCGCGAGCCGATTGCTGTTCTTGCTTGCTTCGACCGTCGGTTAAACTCATCCGAGAAAACTTCTCGCCGGAGGGGGCCGCCCAGATTTGCGTGTTCTCTTTGATGCCGGTGAGCGCAAACCCGCTTGCCCTGTAAATCGTTCCGTCGCCGCATTGCGTCCCGTCCGCAAATGAAACGCACCACTTGATCTGCGGGTATGTCTTGCGAATCCAGCGGAACGCATAACCGATTGCCCGGCTTTCGGAGTTGCGCGGCAACCAGTCTGCGAACGCCATCCGGTTGAGTTCGATAAATTCGTTCCAGAGCGTTCCCGTGACAAGTCCGAGCATCTTGCGCTTGTCGAGCGACGGCCCAAACTGCATCGCGCCGCCGCATTTGCCATCGAGGAAAACGCCAAGGTGGAGCTGCGAGTTATTGACCACTTTCCCGCTGTAATGAATCGCCCGCACAATGCGGTTCGCATCCTGCGCCGAGATCGGCCTGACGATAATGTCTTTAGCTCGGCCCACGGTTGAACCTCCCGCAGATAAACGCCAGAGCGTTGCCGTTGCTGTTTTCGTTCACGGCTGATTCGCCGCCGCCCTCTTCCTTCGCCTTGCTCATCGCCGCCTCGACCTCCTCAAATTGCTCGTCGTGAACCGTGAACGTCATTTGCCGGAACGGTGCGCGGTCGCCGTCTTTCAAAGCTGGCGCTTCCGCTTCCGCGACGGCAAATTGCCCGATGTCCTCCGGCGAGTAGCCAAGATCAGCCAAGTCAACGCCCTCGTCCTGTAGCGATTTCAAAACGTCGTTCAGCGAATCCTCCCACTCCGCCAGCTCCGCCGTGCGATTGTCCGCGATAGCGAACGCCGTCGCCTCGACGCCCGCCAGTTCGGTCCGCACGATCTGAATCTCTGTCCAGCCAAGTTCCTGCGCTGCGGTTAGCGTGCCGTTGCCGGCGAGGACGATCCCTTTCGCGTCCACCACGATCGGCTTTTGCTGACCGAATTTGCGCAGGCTCGCTTTAATTGCGTCGAGGTTTCGGCGCGAATGTTTGCGGACGTTGCTTGGGTCGAGCGAGAGGTCGGCGATTTTGGTCGTTGTTAGTTGCATGTGTCAATGTGGCTCGAAAAACGAAATGGGTTTTTTTGCTCTAGGTCGCTT